CTTTTATAATCCCCTGTTTTCACGGGTGACGCGGCGGAAACCGTCCGGATAAAATAATCCGCGGCTTCATCTCCGCCCGCCTGGATCGCTTTATCAACTTCCTGCGAGTATTCGCCCAGTATCTGAGCAAGGGCGTCACCGAATCCTGTCAGATTAGTCCCCTTGGCCATCATCTGCTCCTGTAAAATGTTCTTTGTCAAATTCCGCGCGGAAGGTCGCGAAGCCTGCGTTGTCAACGTCCCCGATTTCTGCCCATCCGTTCGGGCAGTAAAATCCGGCGCTTCTCATCGCTTTGGTGATCGCTTCCATTCGTTCGGTTGCCTGTTGTCGCCCGGTATAAGTGCGGGCTGTGGCGTATTTGACATAATACTGCAGCGCGATTGTCGCGACTCTATAAAGCAGGTCCGCATTAGCGGAAACCGCCGCGGGATCATCGACGATCGAATAGATCACGTATTCCGGGGCATTTGCATCGAAGTCAATGTCGGCGCGCCTTCCCCAGAACACCCGGATTCCGGTATCTGTGAAGAGCTCATCCAGCGTGACCTGTACCAGATTTAAGATGTTCTTCATCCGTTCACCTCGTACCTTTTGACAGAGAATTCCATATACTGGTTTTCTTCCCGCATGTTATCCACGCCGCCAACCATTTCATAGCAGTTCGGATTATCCGGATTAGGCTCACCGTCAACGACCGCGGCCGGATCCGCGTCTTTCACGCAAACCACAGAGCAAACGCGCAGAATATCGTACAGTTCCGGGATGTACGGCATCCGGACCGAAACCCGGTCGATCACGCCTTCCGCATCGGCTTCGTATGTCTCATTCCCGCGCCCACCGGAAAGCTTTTGCCGCCATTCGCACGGAAAAACCGTCATAGCGCCTTCGCGGTACAGATCCCAGCTGACCCCATTCCCGCGGCCGGCTTCGTAGGTGTTCGACTTCCGCCAGAAACTAATCGCCGTTGTGAATTTCGTTTTCAGCTTCATCGGTGTCCTCTTCTTCCGGCTGTGGTGTGTTCCGTGCCTGCACGATCATGGATGTCAGTACCGGATTTATTCGGAATTCCGTCGGATCCGTATTGACTGCCATCTTACAGTAGATAATAATTGCCTGCAAAGCAAGCGGGGTTTCCTGATCCTTTGCAAGATCGGCAGACGGCCATCCCGCAGCGGTCAGAAAATCTTTTGCGGATTTGATCAAATTGTCAATTTCCAGATCCTTTGTCGGCTCAGTATAGTAGATGCCTAAGGCGGTTTTGACATTTGCGAGGATGGCCATCTGTACTCCTTTCCTTATGCGCGGGCGGCCAGTGTCACATAAGAGGACCGGGCAACGCTGCTGTTCTTGATGCTGGTCGTGAAGGTCTTCTTGCAGATACCGTTAGCGCGGTAGATCGCACGGAATGCCTGCTCTGCGGTGTCAAATTTGACGTGGATAGAGGTAGCGGTCTGGATTCCGCCCTTATAGATCCACATGTATTCTTTCGGATCGAACAAAATGACATCACCCTTGGCGCCGAGAGCGGAGCAGAAGTCGTTTTCGATGATGGACCGGCCGAACAGCATATCATAACCGCGGACGGAAATACCGTTTTCGGGCATATAGATAAAGTGATCGGAGTTAGTGCCTTCGAGGAACATGGTCGGCAGTTCCGCAGCGACATCCGGATGCATCACCCAAACGGAATTCTGGCGGGAAGACGGAAGCAGAGCGTTCTTCATCTTCAGCAGGTTCTTGCCGACAACAGTAGCGGCTGCCTGTCCGGATTCCTTAGCAACAGTAACGGTACCGGTATTTGCGACGACCTGAGAGATGATCTTAGCTTCGGATTCGCGGCCGATAGCAAGGGCAAAAGCGTTCATCAGGAAAGAACCGGTGAAGCTTGCGTCCATCAGCATTTCATCGGTAGCGTAAGCGAGGCACGCCAGTTTTTCAAGGGCGACACGTTCCTGCTTCAGCACCGGTTTGGACGGGGTAATGGGATCCGCTTCGGGTACCCAATAAGCCTGCACACCGCCGTAAACATGAGCGGAAACGTCCGTTTCATGGGCAACGGTGAAATAAACCGCGTTGCTGTTCGCAGATACCGCGTATTTATCAACCAAAGAAAGCAGCGGGCTCAGTTCGACCGCGGATTTAAGGATATTACCCGCGAAGTCTTCCTGGACCATAAATCCACCTTCAGCAGGAACACCTTCGTTCATACCGGCAGCAGATCTCTGCACTTTTTCAAGGGCGGGAGTAACGCCGTAACCCATCGCTGCCTTTTTGATATCGGCCAGCTGTTCGCCAAAAGAGCGATAAACCTTGCTGTCGTCGGTCTTGACTTCAGCGGGGGCTTTTCGCTCAGTATTAGACTGAGTTTTGACGATTTCCGGGGTTTCGGTAACGGCAGCTGTGCGGGCTTCGGTTTCGTCCGGAATATTTGCGATCATAGCTTCGAGATCGCGGATTTCGGCGTTCAGCCCTTCCAGTTCGGCGCTGAAGCGTTTGATTTCGTCAACGGAATCGCAGGCTTCAATGCCTTTTACAATTTCGGCCTTCCGCGCGTTCTTCGCGGTCAGCATGGTCTGAAGTTTCGTCTTCATTTCCTTTTCTCCTGTTGCCTTTACCGCATCGTCCAATGTTCCGGCGATACGTCCATATCAAACCGGGAGAAAGGCTTATTAAAAATTGATTACGCACTTGCCAGGGCGATGGCTCTGGCCTTTTCAAGTTCCAGCTTCCGCATCTCGTCTTCCCTTTTCAATGCGTCCACATGATCCAGGGCACGCGCGTAAACGCTGGTCTGTTCATAAAATCCATTATCCACAATCGAAACGTCGTAAAGTGTCTCGATTGAGGTAATTTCTCGGGTAACGGTTTTGTAATCATCCGCATAGGTCCAAATATCACCATTCGGCGCGATCGTAAAGGCAAAAGACATCTCGTCGATCAGCCCTTCCTGGATGGATTTATATAAATCGCGGTTTGACTGCGTGTCGATCAAGTCGGCGACGATGTGCAGCCCTTTTTCATCAACTGTCAGCATCAGAGAACCGTTTTTGACTCTTGCCAGGGCGATCACATTGTCATTATGGTTGTATCTCAGGACCGTCCGGCGCATATCGGTATTATCCAGCGCGCCTTTGCTGATCGTTTCGGTGTATGTTGTTTCGCCCCATTGATAGGTCTGCGGCGTATCGAATAAAACCGCGTAGCCTTCGATGGTCATCCGGCTTTCAGCGGATTCTTCACGCTGTTCTGCCGCGGTTACCTTCATGATTCTATATTCGAGGTTATCTTTGTTAATCTTCATTTGCTCCTCCCTCGTTGCCTGTGCTCAAATTCGTCGGATCATCCGGAACCGGATTGTCTGACATCCCCGCGTTGGCTGCCTGATACTGATCTACTACATTGGCATTTACATAATTCAGTGACTGCAGCCGGCGTTCTCCGCCTTCGATCGGATCCAATCCGAACATATCCAGAACCTGATTGATTGACATCAAAGCGGTGTTAAACGCGATCTTTGTCATTTCCTGTTTTTCCGCGGTTGACATATATCTCAGATGGTTGATATACCCGCGGATCCTGTGGCCGACTTTCCGTTCTCGCTCAGTAAAGCATTTTTCGGTAAACTCCTGTTCAAATTCGACCATGAAGGGCTCGATACAGGCCTGGAAGAACGCGTTATACTGAGCGGAAGAATAATCGCCGTTCGCGATGGAATCTGATACACCATACCGCTCAATAATGCCGGATTTCATAAACTTCACCAGACCTTCGCCGATCACCGGCTGAGTCATGTTCACCGGTGTAAATTCGCCTGCCAGATCGGTAACGATCATACCCATTTTTGAGTCCGCGATATGCTTTTCAAATGCCAGGCGTTGTTCAGTCTGCCGGGTGCTGTCAAGAATTGATTTCGCGGAAAATACACCTTTCACCTGTAAGCTGGATTCGATTGCTTTCGGCAGTCCTTCGACGGTCGCGTTCAGCGCTGCGACGGATTTCATGACGTCGTTGGTATCAGCCTTTCCGCTGTCGTCGCCGCCGCCTTTGAAGATATTCGTACCGCGGCGCCATTTCAAATGGATGATATCTGCATAGGGTAAAATGTACTCACAGCCGTCATCCAGCTGGAATTTGACTTCCCAGATTTTTCCGGCTTCATCGGTGCCGATTTCAAAGTCAACCGGCTTCAAAATCCAGAAAGCTGTAAATTTCTTATGCTTTTGTCCGTATGCGTCGGTGATCCAATCAAACTGTGGATAAACAAACACGTTATTATATTTCATCCGCATCCAGATCAGACAGGACAGAAAATCCGAAGTTGTCTGAAGCGGGTTCGGATGGAATTCGAATAATCCGGCGATATCGTCCTTTTGCGGGATGATCTTCCCGTCTTTTTCGACGATTGACCGGATCTTGATTTTTGATGTTTCCAGCGCTATTTTGTCGATTGCGTTGCTGATCGCGTCGGATGAATAAAGGTTATCAACCGGATACACCCAGCCGTCCTTGTCTTCTTTCCATTTCGAAGCCGTGATAATAAGCGGAGATTGAAGCCAGTTCTGATTACTGTCTTTCTTTGTTCCGCTCAGTATGTTCTTGATCCAATCTGTAAAACTCATGATTCGCTCCCCGGCTTCAAGTTCTTTCCCATAACGCTGATCATTTCAGTAAATTCTGCCCGATTCCTCTGCAGCATTGCGTAACAGTTCAGCGCTGCCGCTCCGCCGTCTATCCGGTTTTTCGGGTTTCCAAAATTCTTTTTTGGCTTGATATACCCGTTTTTATCGGTTTCGACGCTTATGTTTTCAAGGTTCCAGCGGAAGATGGGGTTCTGATTATAACAAACCAGATGCGCCGTCAATTCCGCTTCCATTGCCCGCATTGGTTCCGACAGGCTGACCGTCGTTTGCAGGACCTGTTCCGCGATGCCGGTCCCGATCAGGTCCTCAAACCGCCGCCGGAATTCCAGCGCAAAGCGGTTATCATATCCGACTTTGTAAGGGATCAGCTTATAAAGTTTGTAAAGTTCAAAAAACCAATCTGCCACATCTGCGACAATGACTTCGGATCCCGGGCAGATTGTCACAAATCCCTGACGCGCCCATTCCCTATAATCCTTCTTTTCCGGATTCAGCGCGTTTTCCCCGTCGGTCAGTCTGACGTCGGCCTTGGCTTCCGGGATCCAGTAATGTACATGAAAATTTGTCTTACTGTCTCCTGGCTTTTTCAACAGGATCGCCGCGGCACACAGATCTGTCGTTTCGGCAAAGTCGCATCCGCCAATAAAAGGCATTCCTGCGAAGTCGCTCAGTATAAACTGACCTTCATCGCGGATCTGGTCCAGACTCAGCCAGGCAACTGTGGCGTTCTGCTTGATATTGAAATCTTTCGCAAGCGTAAACGCCCGGGTTGATGGTTGCTGCCGTGCTTCTTCGATCCGTTCCCGAAGATAG